CTAACCTTGCCGCGCGTCAGACAATGAACCAGAAGCCGACCAACGCTTACGAGCGTGCTTTTGTCGGTACTGTTTCAGGCTTTGAAACGTACAAGATGGACTATGCTAACCGCATCGCTGTTGGCGCGGGCACTTACACTGCCGACACCACTGGCGGTAATGTTGACACTGTTCCAGCTTCTACAGTTGCGACTGTAAACGGCCAGAATAACGTTGACAACCGCACGCAGAATCTTACGACTTCCAGCAACACGGGCGCGGCAGCTGGTGACTGTATCACTATCGCGGGCATTAACTCCGTTCATCACATCACCAAGCAGGATACTGGGCAGTTGAAGACGTTCCGCGTCATCTCTGTAACATCAGGCACCGTTCTCGTCATCAGCCCTCAAATCGTTACAGCGTCCACAACGCCTACCGATGCAGAGCTGCAGTATAAGAACTGTGAGCTGGTATCCACTAGTGGTACTGCTACGTGTACTAAGTTGAACATTGCTGCCGCTGCTATCAACCCTTTCTGGCACAAAGATGCTATCGAGTTGATGCCAGGACGTTATGCGGGTGGCACTGACGGCGCGACAATGCTTCGCTACACAAGCGAGCAGGGTATCGAGCTTACGCTTACTAAGCAGTTCGAAATCGACACACGGGTCACTAAGTACCGTCTCGATACGTTCTTCGGCGTGACAATGTGCGCACCTGAAATGGCTGGTATCGTGATCTTCGGTCAAACTTAAAGTTAACGGGGTCTAACAAGGCCCCTTGTTTTAACCGAGGATAGGTATGCAACACGTTTATCTGCACGAATATGAAAACATGTATAAGCGGCTTCACGTCGCTGACCCACAACCTTATTTAGATGATGGCTGGTTTTTATCAATTGACGATCATCTGGCTCATGTAGCCAAAATTAAAGCGCCGGTAGATGTTCCTCTTTTCCCTGATACTAAACGCAAGCCCAGCAAAAAGGCTAAGTAATGTCATACACGAAGCGTCAATTTGTAGTCGCAGCGTTTGAAGAAATCGGGCTGGCTTCGTATGTCTTTGACCTAACCGATGACGAGTTAATATCAGCCGGTAAGCGTCTCGATACAATGATGGCTACGTGGAACATCAAGGGTATTCGACTTGGTTACCCGTTGCCGTCAAGCCCAATGACGCTTATTGCTTCAATTGACGTAGACACAGAGGTGCCTGACGCGGCTAATGAGGCGATTATAACCAGTCTAGGCATACGCATTGCCCCAGGCTACGGCAAGTCTGTATCACCTGATACGAAGGTATCAGCTAAGGCGGCATACATTGCGCTATTAAGCTGGACCGGACAACCGACACTAGAGAAACAATTCCCAAGCAGCCTACCAGTAGGCGCGGGAAATAAATCACACAGATTCAATCGCGACCCATTTATGCAAAAACCAACTGACCCGCTGACTACCGGCGGTGATGGAGTGCTTGACCTAACCAGCTAAAGGAACCAACAATGTCAACAATAAACCGACTGTCCAGTGTAGACGCCCTACAGCCAGGTGATCTAATGCCAATATGGGATGGCTCCAATGGAGACACCCGAAAAGCATCAATGACCACCTTGTTGGCGTACATTACATCTAATTTTACGGACCCTGATTACACCACTAGGATTGTGGCCCCGTCTGCTACTGGATTTACTATAGATGCAGGCAGCACCGGCGATTCCTTGTGGCTGATCGTAAACCCTGTTGCAGCTTATGCGTCGGGTTCTCTTTGGCTTCCACCATCGACATCTGCGGTAAATAATCAAGAAATCGTGGTTACATTCACGGCGGCGGTTACCGCGCTTTCAGTTACAGGCGTCGGCGCTACAGTCTCTGGGTTCCCGTCTGGCATAGGCACTAACGACACTTTCCGATTGAGATACAACACCGAGCAACTTACTTGGTACGCAATATCAACGGTGGACGCGGTATCTGTTCCTTACACGCCAGCCGGAACGGGCGCTGTCGTTACTGATGTACAGGCCAAATTGCGGGAGATTAGCGTTACGCCTAAAGATCATGGGGCGGACCTCACTGGCGCTACTGACGCCACCACTTCTATCAGGTCTGCTCTCGCCAGCTTAACGTCTGGCGGAACGCTAAGGTTTACGGCGGGCAATTATACAATAGATACGTCTAACCGGATTGAAGCGTCGGGCATATTCTACAATCCTTATTTCTTCAACATAGACCAAGACAACACCAGTATTGTCTTTGATCGCGGTGCCACGATCACCGTCACAGCGTCCGGCGGATTGCATGCGGATCTGTTCGTGATATCTGCTGAAAACAATATAGATATTGACGGTGTTGTTGCCGTGGGTGTTCCCTACGTCATGACAGACGAGGGCGGGGCGGAAACTACTGGTGGTATTTTGTACGGCGTCTCTATGTACACTTCCAGCAGCGAGGATTACGCCGACATTAAGATAACCAATAATGACTTTAGATACTGTCTTAGAGGCGGCGTTCATCAGACGTCCAGTACATTGACTAACGGGTATATCGTTGGTAACACGTTGCGTAATGTCAGAGGACACGGTATCACTGTGTATAAGGCAAGTCAGTGCAAGATACTAGACAACCACATCTACAAGCAAGAGACCTACAGACAGAACCCTTACACTTCGGGAAGCACTTTTCAAGGTACAGGAATTGATGTGTCAGACTACTCAAACTCAGTTTTGGTAGCTAACAATATAATAGACGACTGTGTATTCGGGCTTAAAGCAGAAAGCGATCCTGATGCAGCTTCACAAGATGCAAGCGACACAACAATAGAATCTAATATCATTAGCAATGTTAACTTGGCGGAAGTATACGGGGCTGCGGTTGGGTATTATGGAATTAAGGCCGCAGCGGAGAGAGTTTTAGTAACAAATAACAACGTGCGTAATTGTTACGGCGCTGCCATTGTAATGGAGACAGGCGACAATGAACAAGCAACAGTCTCTTTCAATATCATTAGTGGAAGCATGGGCAATGCTATCGAAGTGACGGCACAAGATGACACTCCTGCCGATGTCGTTAGAGATAGGACGCTGATTAGTGGCAACACTATTTTAGGCCAGATAGCAGGAAAGACGGCCCCTATAGGCATAGGAGGATATGCGCCTTATCTGACCATCTCCAATAATAAAATAAAAGATGTGACGGTGGGCATCCAGTCGTCTGGCAATGGCTACAATAATTTGATAATTGGTAACACAATAAAAAGCTGTTCTAGTCACGGCATATACGGGCTTAGTCCTGATACAGCCACCTTCGATGTTTACGGATTGATGATCCAAAATAACAACATAGAACTATCGGGTACTGGTGGTGAAGGGATCTATTTGTTACGAGTAGACAGAACCAGTGTCATCGCAAACAAGGTTGTTTCATTAATAGATTCAACTGCGCAACGCGGGATATATGTTAGTACTGACATCTCAAATGATAGCGGTGGATACTTGATTGCGAACAACCAGCTAGAAAGGTGGTTTAGAAACATTCAAACCAACAATGCGTTGAATGTGCAGGTAGTCGGTAACAATATCCTGGGATACCTCGGGGCCACCGCTGACAGAGGCATTAACGTGGCAAGTACAGCCAACGGATTGATTGGCGGGAACTTGGTTGCCAACTGTAAAGAGGGGATCGTGTCGCAGAGTGACAACGCCAACGTGCTGATTGATAGCAACAACACGTCCAGTTGCACCACCGGGCTAACCTCCACCTCCGCCACGACTGGGACCAATGTTTAAGGCTGCCGGCACTAGACAATGCTAACACTTGACGACTTAGCGACTGGATTTGTATACAGAGGTGACAAGACAGACACTTGGCGCATACTTGACCGGCGTGACCTACATGGTGACTGTGATGACTTCGCGTGTACCGCATTGTTTATTGCCACAGGCTCTATGTGGTCCTTCTGGAGGGCTCTGATATTTGGTTCAGCTAAGATCCACTATATAACAACGGCTAACGGCGTAGGGCATGCTGTCCTAGAGTTCGGTGGCATGTACATTGACAACTGGTCGCGCAAGTATGTTACCAAGCGATACATGGAGGATACCTTTGGACACAAGTTTCATTGGTTCTGGTTTCCGTTTCCGGCCACGGCGCTCAAAATGCTGCTTGGTAAACTGAGAGACTGATATGGAAATTCCAATATTAAGCGGCGTTTATGTTGATGCTGACCCGCGTTTTAGAACGCTGTACCCGATCAACTTGGTGCCTGTTCCTGTTTACACGGGTATAAGCACCAGTTACCTAAAGCCAGCCGAGGGTTTGACATCTGAGGCTATCGGACTTGGCGTAGACCGTGGCGGCATTAACTGGAACGATATCTGTTATAGGGTTTCAGGCTCAAAGCTGATATCTGTCGCAGCAGATAACGCGGTTGTCAATCTAGGCGATGTCGGCGGCACAACTTTCGATCAACATGCCAAGATGGACTATTCTTTTGACCGTCTCGGTATAGCAAGTAATGGCAATCTTTTTTACTGGGACGGGTCAACATTAGTTCAAGTAACAGACGTTGACCTCGGAACAGTAGTTGATATGGTTTGGGTGGACGGCTACTTTATGACCACTGACGGCGAGTTTTTAGTGGTCACTGAATTGAACGACCCGACTGCAGTAAATCCGCTTAAATATGGATCTTCTGAGATCGACCCCGACCCCGTTGTGGCACTGCTAAAGCTGCGCAACGAGGTTCACGCCTTAAATCGATACACCATCGAGGTATTCGATAACGTGGGCGGTGACCTATTCCCGTTCGCACGGATTGAAGGCGCTCAGATCACCAAAGGCTGCGTAGGCGTGCACGCATGCTGCATATTCATGGAGGCCTTAGCATTTATTGGGTCTGGTCGAAACGAGGCCCCAGGCGTGTACATGGGAGCCTCTGGGCAGACCGTAAAGATAAGCTCTCAAGAGATTGACACCCTGCTTTTAGAATATACAGAGG